GAGCTGGTTGCAGTAAATTTTAACAATATGGGTAATTGGGAAGATTTCTATAAGGATTTCACAAATAACCCTGGGTATTTTATCGAAAAAATCAAAGCATCTAGTCGTAATCTTTTTGTTTATGATGAAGATGAAGCTAAAAAAAATATTCTTGAGTATTTCTTTGATAATAAGCGATATGAAGACTTAGACGAAAATGATCGATATTATTTTGATGAACTATTTGAATATTTCGATGATCGGCATGGATTCAAACACATTACTGATACTGTTCGAGAATTCCTGAGTGAACAAGATTCAGAATACTATGAGACTCTTGAATTCGCTGGTAAAAAAGTGTCTGAAATAGTATTTCTATATTTGTATGCTTATAAAAGAGCGTATGAATCAATAAAAAATGAGGAGGTGGAGTGATGAAACGATCTGAACGACACCCATCTGGATACTTCATTCCTGAACTGATCGAAGATGAAGATATTATCTTTAACAAAGATAGCGAATATCACAAGCAGAAGAAAAAAGAAAAGAAGAATCCTATTTTCAAAAGAAATAAGTCCAAAAATAGATAGGCGCTTTAAGGAGATGCAAGATGATACCAAGTATAGAAAAGAGGTGAATGATGCCTTTCTTTCCTGATATTAATGAATCAAAAACAAAAGAAAATGCTAAGAGAATTCTGAGAGGATATCTTAGATGGAGAAGAGTGGCCAATGACATAGATGGGCAGAAGGTAACAACTACATACTCATTTATGCCACGATCTCAATCATTCAGTAGAAATAGCCAGGTTGAAAAATTAGCGATTCGAAAAGTTGATGCAGATCTTGAGCTAGATGCAATCGAACAAGCAGTAAGTGGATTACATGATCCACTCTATCGTAGAATCCTCTTCGAAAAATATCTTCAGTGGGACTGTAAGAAAGACGAAACAATCTCAATGGATTTGGCCATTTCAGAAAGCTCATATTACGATATCTTGGATAAGGCTTTAATGGCATTTGCTGAGCTTTACCGGAATGGAGAACAAATTGAAATTTTAGAATAAAAAATGGAGTTTTCTTGGAGTTTTCTTGGAGTAAATTTGGAGTAAGTTCGGAGTAAATATACGATTTAATGTGCTAAAATTATATTATGAAATAATTATAAAGGCAGGCACAACCTGCCTTTTCTTGTAGTTTGGAGGTGATACCATGAAGAAAGTAGAACCCATTCGTGAACCAGATGACATCGATAGAATGAAGAATTATTTGAAATCAAAAAGCGAGCGAAACTACATTCTTTTTTTGGTCGGAATTTATTCAGGGCTACGAGTAAGCGATATTGTCCCTCTTCAAGTAAAGCATGTCAATCAAGATAGAATTGAGGTTAAAGAGAAGAAGACTGGCAAAATAAGAAAATTTGCAGTTAATCCTGAACTACGAAAGGCTTTGGATCGTTATATAAAAGAAAATCATCTTGAGAGTTATGATTATCTTTTTCCTAGTAGAAAGAAAGTTAGAGGTGACGGAGTAAGTATTAAACACATTGGTAGAGTAGCTGTGTATCAATTTTTAAATGATGCAGCTAAACATTCAGGGTTAAAAAACATTGGTACCCATTCGATGAGAAAAACATTTGGTTATCATCATTACAAACAAAATGGGAATATAGCTATTCTAATGCAAATACTTAATCACTCTGCACCAGATATTACCTTAGATTATATCGGATATAACCAAGATGAAATCGATGAAAGTATGCTTACTTTTACGTATTAAAAGTATACTTATTTAACATATTGAGAAAAAGTAAATTGGATAATTCAGAAATGCTTACAAACCATTGTCATAACTGGGTTGAACAATACTCTGTCGAAAGTCACAAAATATAAGATATGTTAAATACAAGAGGGTGTTAAAGGTTAAAAAACTCCCCCCCTACATCATAAAAATTTAACTCCCTACCTCCCAAAAAAGAAAGGCCCCTCCCTAAATGAATACCCCCCATGAAAGACCGGACCGAAGCGGTCCTCATAGAGTTGCTTTTGAAAAGAATAAAAATATTATTCTCAAAACAAGAAATACTTGTGGGATTTGTGGACTACCAGTTGATAAGTCCTTGAGGTACCCACATCCATTAAGTCCAGTCATTGACCACATTATTCCAATCAATCGTAATGGTCATCCATCAGATATTCAAAACTTGCAGTTAGCCCACTGGCAATGTAACAGACAGAAGTCTGATAAGTTATATGCTGACGATAGATCAGCCAATGCTACTGTTGTAGGTAATCGCAATCTACCACAGTCAAGAGATTGGACAAAGTATAGAGCTTGAAGAAACTAAAAAAGAAAAATCATATTATTTTTTAAAAATATCAAAATAATAATGAATGCTTAAATTTTGAAAAAATAACAGATATGTGTGAAGTAAGTCCTAGCTAAAGTATAGGGGGGTATCCCCCTCCCACTAGGCGCTCGCGAGCTTCACGCCGTCACTGTACATTTTTTCTCGCGCCAAATCATCACAATGAAAGGAGAACGGTTTGGAATTAAGAGGGATTGAGTATCTTAGGAGGAAGTTGAATCTCTATCAGAGCAGAGTCAATCTGAGATACAAGCATTATGCGATGCAGCATTATGAAGCACCTACAGGAATCACAATTCCTGCACACATCAGGGCAAAGTATCAAGCTGTCCTTGGTTGGGCTGCAAAGGGCGTTGATAGTCTTGCAGATCGTTTGATTTTCAGGGCATTTGCTAACGATGATTTTAATGTTACAGAAATCTTTAATCGGAACAATCCAGATATCTTCTTTGATAGTGCTATTTTAGCTGCGCTGATTGGTTCGTGTAGTTTCGTCTACATTTCGAAGGGTGAAGATGATGAGGTGAGGTTGCAAGTCATTGAATCAAGTAATGCGACGGGTGTTATTGATCCTATAACTGGATTGCTTGTGGAAGGTTATGCAGTTCTGGCTCATGATGATTACAATCGTCCAACGCTTGAAGCATACTTTGAACCTAATGCTACTCATTTTATTCCGAAAGATGGGGAGCCTTACTCGGTTACGAATGAAACGGGTATTCCTCTGCTAGTTCCGGTCATTCATCGTCCTGATGCGGTTCGTCCTTTTGGTCGGTCTCGTATTACCAGGGCAGGAATGTATTATCAGAAATACGCTAAGCGAACTTTGGAACGGGCTGATATCACTGCTGAGTTCTATTCGTGGCCACAGAAATACATTCTTGGACTTGATCCTGATGCGGAACCTATGGAGAAATGGAAAGCTACTGTATCAAGCTTGTTGACGATTTCTTCAAGCGATAAAGGTGAGAAGCCGAGCGTTGGGCAGTTTACCACTGCTAGCATGTCACCGTTTACTGAGCAACTGAGAACAGCCGCTGCTGGATTTGCTGGGGAGATGGGCTTGACCTTGGATGATTTAGGTTTTATGTCTGACAATCCGTCATCTGTTGAAGCTATCAAGGCTAGTCATGAGAACTTGCGCCTGGCTGGTCGCAAGGCTCAGAGGTCACTGGGAGCTGGTCTACTTAATGTGGCCTATGTTGCAGCGTGCTTACGTGATGAGTTTCATTATGCCAGAAGCCAATTTGTAAGAACCACAGTTAAGTGGGAACCATTGTTTGAAGCAGATGCAAATACGATGACTATGATTGGTGATGGTGTTGTTAAATTAAATCAGGCTTTACCTGGTTACATCAATGCAGAAACCATCCGAGATCTTACTGGTATTGCAGGGGACATGTCTGCTAAACCTGTTGTAGAGATTCCACAAACATCGTCTAATGCTGAAACGGGAGTAGATAAACAGAAAAACAGGATTATTTCAACCTATGAAATCACATCTCTTTTAAGTAACTACCAAAAAGGTGTTTTATCGAAAGAAAATGGTATTTCTTTATTAGTCTCGACCGGAATCAACCCTACTGAAGCTGAAGAGATGCTGAATAGAACAAAAGTTTTGGAGAAAGTAGATGAATGATGAGATTGATGTACTACCTAAACTTCTGGAAGAAGTAAAAAATGAATTCGAGCTTGCTTATGGTGAAAGTGAGATTATTCGAAATTCTTTCGCTAAACTGAAAGCTAAAAAAGCAACATACAGAACCGCCAATGATTTTGCGATTGAGATTGGTGGAATTCTCTCTAAGGCGCTAGGAACTTCTATAAGCGCCGACAAGTTACCAGACGGCAAAATGTATTACAATATCGCTCAACGCTTGCTGACGGACGTGCTAGGACGAAATTACGAGCTTGTAAGTAGTTATGCTAGTGATGTCCAGAAGAATTTGAACGATAAAGCCAAAATCGGTCTCAAAGTGCAAGTTCCTGAATTGAATCAGGATCGAATAGCTGGTATTGTCAATCGCTTTTCATCTGAGGATAATTTCGAGGATGTCAGTTGGTTGCTAGATGAACCTATTGTGAACTTCACACAGTCTATTATTGATGATAGTATTCGTAAGAATGCAGAGTTTCATCATAAAGCTGGCTTACAACCAGAGATTGTCAGAACATCTTATTTTCATTGTTGTGAATGGTGTCAAGAAATTGAGGGGAATTATAAATATCCAAGAGTTCCAAAGAACGTTTTTAGAAGACATCAGCATTGTCGTTGTATTGTAGATTATGATCCTAAAAACGGAAAAGTTCAGGATATTTGGAATAAAATTTGGAGAAAAAAAGATGAAAGTGATAAAATTGAAGTAAGGAAGGATATAAATCAAAATTCTCAAATGAGCGAAGTGAGAAAGCTAGCTCTTCAAAATGGTATTCTTTCAAATCCTATTAAGAAAAGTCGTAAAAAATTAACTGAGGAACAAATTATCGAAGCTGTTGGTGGTGGAGATATGACACTAGGATCTTGTTCGTCAGTAGCATTTGCATATATTGGAAACAAAGGTGGCTATACTGTCTTAGATTTTAGAGGAGGAAAGAGTTGTGATTTCTTTTCTCGAAGTAGTAGAATTGAAATGATTGGGAGTCTTCCAGGAGTTAAAATGCATGTTGCTAAACATACAAATGATTTTACTGCAGTAAAAGAATTGTTGGAGAAAGTAGAAAGTGGGAATGAGTACTACTTAGCAACAGGTGAACATGCAGCTATCATAAGAAAAAATGAAGGTCGTTTCGAGTTCTTGGAACTTCAATCAGAAACGTTAAATGGTTTTAAACCGTTTAACAACATTGTTCTGAAAGAGAGATTCAATGGTCAAGAGTCTCACGATGCAGTTGGGAGAAGATATGATGCAAAGAGTTATCTTATTGATGTGAACTCATTGAAAGATAACCCTGAATTTCACAAGATATTGAGTTTTATCAATACAGCGGATTCTAAACAAATGAAAGGGGCTGAGGGACATGAAAGATGATTTTGAAGAAGTAAATTGGTCTGATTATTGTTATAAAAAAAATGATGGCGATAAAACTTGGTGGGTTGATACATCCTGGTTTGCTAAAGGCTTGATGCTAATCACATTCAACAAGAAAAAATTCTATAATCTTTTTAAAGATTATCCTCATAATATGAGCTCAGAAGAGGTTGAAATCTTTGATAAAGAAAACCCGTTTTGGGCCGATTTCTTTTCGGACCGAAAATAAGAAATTTTAAGCACTCGAAAGGGTGCTTTTCTTATGCTATGAAAGGAGTCAAAAAATGAAATACAGAAAGAAGCCTGTTGTGGTTGAGGCGGTTCAACTTAATGAACGTTGTTTGATTGAAGAAGATTGGTTTTGGGACGCAGTGACAAGGAATGAGATTATCGTTCACGATAATGGTAAGTGGAATAAAAATCCCGCATGGTGTGAGATTAAAACACTTGAGGGGGTCATGGTCGCAAAAACAGGCGATTATATCATCAAAGGTGTTCAAGGGGAGCTTTATCCGTGCAAGCCTGATATTTTTGCAGAAACATATGAAGAAGCAGAGTATCTGAATATTTTAGACAGCATCTAGGAGGTGATCCGATATCTCCCAGCGATAGGGTTATCATGCGATGACGATTGAAAGGAAAGTGGAATGGCGAGGAAGAAACTTGGCAATCAGAATCCTACTCAATCGGTGATTTTAAAATACGTCAAGAAAAATTCAAAAGCTAAAGAAGCGATTGAACTTTACGAACGGACTGGTCTTTCTTGCTATGCTTGGCAGAAAAATCTGCTATTACCTTTAATGGCAGTAGATAAAAACGGACTATGGGTGCATCAGAAGTTTGGTTATTCTATCCCTCGTCGTAACGGTAAATCTGAAATCCTATATATTGGTGAAATTTGGGGGCTACATGAAGGATTAAATATCCTTCACACGGCTCACCGAATTTCTACATCTCATGCTTCTTTTGAAAAGGTCAAGCGATACCTTGAAAAGATGGGGTATGTGGATGGTGAGGATTTCAATTCGATTCGAGCGAAGGGGCAAGAGCGTATTGAACTTTATTCAACAGGTGGTGTTATCCAATTCCGTACCAGAACATCAAATGGTGGTCTTGGTGAAGGATTTGATATGCTGATCATTGACGAGGCTCAAGAGTACACGACTGAACAGGAATCTGCTTTGAAATACACGGTTACGGATAGTGAGAATCCTATCACAATCATGTGTGGGACACCTCCAACTCCTGTATCGAGTGGTACGGTCTTTACGAAATACCGTGAGACTTGTCTCTTTGGAAAAGGGAAGTATTCTGGCTGGGCTGAGTGGTCGGTTTCCGATGAAAAGGAAATCGACGATGTGGAAGCTTGGTATAATTCCAATCCATCCATGGGCTACCACTTAAATGAGCGTAAGATTGAAGCAGAGCTTGGTGAGGATAAGCTGGACCATAATATCCAACGTTTGGGATTTTGGCCAACCTACAACCAGAAATCTGCTATTTCTGAGACGGAGTGGAACGAGCTCAAGGTGGATGACGTACCAGAATTGTCTGGCAAGCTGTCTGTTGGTATCAAGTATGGCCAAGATGGAACGAATGTAGCGATGAGTATTGCTGCACGTACCAAAGATGGTCGTTTCTTTGTGGAAACCGTCGATTGTCAATCCGTTCGTAATGGGAATGAGTGGATGGTTGCTTTCTTGCGTCAAGCCGACGTGGCTCAAATTGTCATCGATGGCGCAAGTGGTCAAAAGATCCTGGACGAAGAGTTGAAGGACTACAGAATCAAGAATGTGATTCTTCCGACGGTGAAAGAAATCATCGTGGCCAACGCTCTTTGGGAACAGGGAATCTACCAGAAAACCATCTGTCATGCTGGCCAGCCATCATTGTCTAAAGTAGCCACTAACTGCGACAAGCGGAATATTGGCTCAAATGGTGGTTTTGGTTATCGATCGCACTTTGACGACATGGATATTTCTTTGATGGATAGTGCTTTGCTTGCGCACTGGGCTTGTGCTACGACTAAGCCTAAGAAAAAGCAAAAAATCAGTTATTAAAATAAGCGGTCAGGTGACTGCTTTTTTTGATGCCCAAAAATTACCGAACTGCCGGGGAAGCAGGAGAAAGGAGACATGACAATGTCAGAATTTAAACCAATCACTACACAGGAAGAATTTGATGCTGCTATTAAGGGGCGCTTATCTCGAGAGAAAGAGAAGTATAGCGACTATGACCAGCTCAAGTCTCGTGTTGCAGAATTGGAAGAAGAAAATGTTGGCTTGAAGTCAACGATTGAAGCTACTAATCAAAGTAAGGTAGATGCTGACAAGCAACTTGAAGAGTTGCAGAGTCAAATCGCTGGATATGAGACGGCTAGTCTGAGAACTCGTGTGGCTTTGCAGTATGGATTGCCTTATGACCTTGCAGACCGTTTGCAGGGAACTGATGAAGATAGCTTCAAAGCAGATGCAGAGCGCTTGGCTGGGTATATTAAAAAATCTCAACCAGTTGCGCCAATCAGAGAAACTGAACCTCAAGTTGGCGATAATAAAACAATGCAAATGAAGTCAATGCTTCGAGAATTAAATCATATAGGAGAATAAAAAATGGCAGATAATTCACTAAAACAAGGAACACTTTTCAAACCTGAATTAGTAAAAGAACTTATTTCAAAAGTACAAGGACGTTCTGTTCTTGCTAAACTTTCAAACCAAACACCAATTCCATTTAATGGAGTAGAACAATTTATCTTCAACTTAGAAGGTAATGCACAGATCGTTGGCGAAGGTGAACAAAAAGTCTCTGGGAAAGCAGTAATCTCATCTAAGGTAATTAAACCTCTTAAGTTTGTCTATCAAGCACGTATCACAGATGAATTTAAGTATGCTTCAGAAGCTAAACAAATTGAATACCTTTCACAATTCGCAGATGGATTTGCTAAGAAAATTGCAGAAGCTTTTGACATTGCAGCCATTCACGGGTTGGAACCGAAAGGTCTTACAGATGCAACTTTCCGTGACACCAACTCATTTGATGGCTTGATTACTGCAAATATCGTAAATTATGCAGAAGAGAAATTTGACGACAACATCGATGCAGCTGTTCAACAAATCGTCGCTAAAGGTGGTGAAGTTACAGGTGTAGCTCTTTCTCCAGTTGGTGGACAATCACTTGCTAAATTGAAAGTAAACGGTGTATCTCAATATCCAGAATTCCGTTTTGGCCAAAATCCTGACTCGTTCTATGGAATGAAATCAGACGTAAACAAAAACTTGACTGTTACAGGTGGAACTGCTCAAACAGACCATGCAATCGTTGGTGACTTTGAAAATCGCTTCAAGTGGGGCTATGCTGAAAATATTCCTATGGAAATTATTGAATATGGTGATCCAGATGGAGCAGGTCGTGACTTGAAAGCCTACAATGAAATCTTGCTGCGTGCTGAAGCGTTTATCGGTTGGGGTATCCTAGATGCTGATGCATTCGCTCGTGTAAAAGCTTAATGGAGGTAGAAAATGACTACATATCGTGATAAAAATACAGGTGTTTGCATTTCAACAGATAGCGAGCTTGCTGGAGATTGGGTTCCTATTGAAGAATTCAAACAGGAATACCTTCTGACAGTGGCTGAAATTAAAGCTAAGCTTGACGAACTAGGTATTGAGTATGATAGCAAAGCAAACAAATCTGCCTTGCTTGATTTACTAATCGCAAACGAAGGGTGATTGAGATGGAAAACTTTGCAACAGTAGAAGATGTTCAAACATTGTGGCGGACGTTAAAATTCGATGAGGAAAAACGAGCTAAAGCACTGTTGGAAGTTGTTTCTCATTCTCTTAGAGTTGAAGCTAAAAAAGTTGGCAAAGATTTAGATGGATTGGTTGCTACTGATCCATCTTTTGCTATGGTGGTAAAATCTGTAACAGTGGATGTAGTTGCTCGCACCTTGATGACCTCTACTGATCAGGAACCAATGACTCAAATGGCTGAGTCTGCTTTAGGATATTCCTTCAGTGGTTCTTATCTAGTGCCTGGCGGTGGTCTCTTTATTAAGGATTCAGAATTGAAACGTCTAGGTCTCAAAAAGCAAAGATATGGGGTGATTGATATCTATGGGACGGATTAAAGGAATTACTGTAACTTTGACTGGGAAAACCAAGAATGGTCGGGATGATTTTGGGCATCCAATCTATGAGAATACTGAAATTCAAGTAGATAATGTCCTGGTTGTTCCAGCTTCAACAGAAGATGTCACAAATCAACTGAATCTTACTGGGAAAAAAGCAGCTTATACACTGGGTATCCCAAAAGGCGATAAGAACGAGTGGAAAGACCGAGAGGTTCGTTTTTTCGGTCGCAAATGGCGCACGATTGGCATTCCTTTAGAAGGTATTGAAGAAATGATGCCTTTGGACTGGAATAAGAAAGTGATGGTTGAAGCGTATGAGTAATTTCAAAGTCAAGCTTATCGGTGCGGGTGTAGGAGCTCTTTTGAAATCAAAAGAGATTCAGGACATTCTGAACAAAGAAGCAACAGTCATTAAAAAAAGATGTGGTCCTGGCTATGAACAAGATAGCCACGTTGGTAAGACAAGAGCCAATGCTATGATTTATCCAGCTACGCAAAAAGCGAAGAGGGATAATTTGAAAAATAACACTTTGTTGAAGGCGGTGCATTAGATGATTGAAATTATTATCAAGAAATATCTTGACGGTCATTTA